CCGTACAAAAACACATAGGCAAGCACCTCCACTAACAGCGAAGGTTTCTTGCGGGGTTGAAATTCTTTGGGTGTCTTAGGCATAAGCAGTTGCATTTAAAATTTCTAAACATAATTCATGAGGAATCTTACTCCTCTCGTGGTTGTTGGCACGACCTTGCGTGCCTGTCCTGGATCCACGTGGTGCAGGTTCGTGGCACGGAGCACCGTTCTTACACATTGGACGAGGGTTCCAGCGTAGGTCGTTCGTCCATATGTCGGTCGGCTTCATACGGGTGTCTCCGTACTGGCAGTACGTAACCGTATGTCTCACAGGGTGGCGACGCATGAAGTCCATCTTGCGTAGCATACCACGTGGGTTCTCAATGTAGTACACAAGGTCGGGATTCTTTTCGGTAAAGTAATCTATAATCTCATGCACCTTAGCAATCATCAAGTCAGACTTCTTAGCGAACTCTGTCTTGGGTTCTTGTCCGTTGCGATGATGACTGATAGCGGCTATACTGTACGTTGTACATGGGGGTGACGCCCAGATCACATCGGGTATCATCATGACCTTACGTACATCCAGGTCCAGGATGTCAACCACGTAATCAATACCACCGAACTGAGTGATGTCACTTGAGAATACACGCATCCCAAGTTCCTCTGCGGCTTTACCCACTGAGCGTGAGCCCGCAAATAATTCTAACACATTCATCGGTATTGAATTTTGTGCACCTTGACAGTGCCTTCGTTAATCATAGCGAACACGCTATCCCAATCGCCAGCATCCATCGACCACTCAAGGTCATCCTTGTGGTGTGGTATTCCAAAGTTGCTGTACGCAAATCCACCGGTGTTGATATAGAAATCTCCATCGTCGTTCTTCTTCGCTATCCATCTGTACTTGTTATCGCACATCACGGATACTAAATCAATCTTGATTTGGTGTACTGAATCGTATGGACTTGGGTCCACTACGAATGTCGGCGGGTTTTCCCGCAGTAATTTATACAAACTCATAGGCAAGTTATTAGAGTTATTGTTTCCAAAAGTCCATCGTATCTTCTTGTTCCACCTCGACTTTGTATAGGTGGGCAAGTGCTTCGTCAAGTTTTACACGAACGAAGGTGCTGTGTAGAAGTTGAGCAGTGTCCCTCGCATGTTCCACGAGGGCTACTGCCTTTTGTAACTCAGTCATTACTCCCCACGTTTTTTGGTGAGACGGTCAAAGAAACTGAGCCGTTGGTTGATGTCGTCAGCCACCTCATCCGCAAGTGCCTGGGCTTTATCCGCCTGGGCTTGCATGAGTTCTTCGATGGGAACCTCAATTACTTCTGGCTCCTCTCCACGTGTGCGGAGCGTAAATGGTTCGTACTCATCCAACTGTACTACCTTGCGAATCGCCTCAGCCAATAGCGGGTCATCGTTTCCTTTCAAGAAGGAACGCAGTATGTCCTTCGCCTTACCTGCGTCAATCGTGCTGACCTCTACGCTGTCATACACAACGGGCGTCTGATCAACTACCACTCGGTTGGATACACGCTGGTCACTGGCTATCTCTATGATGTCAGTACCTGTGGGTAGTTTCTTGTTGCGACCACAAAATTCCACGAACAACTGCCGTGCATCATCAATGTCTTTTGCAAAGACAGTGAAGTAAGACAGTGTAGTTTGACCTAATGGTGCTACACGGTCTGTGCGTTGACTGCCCTCCCCTACATATGGGTTAGGCACAGTGATTGAGAATACTCTCATAAGAATCGGTGTGCAGTGTTATCCTCTTGCACTCGTGAGTTTATCGTTAATTAAATCATCAAGGTCGGATAGCGCAAGTTCTACCTCATGGGATTCACTCTCGCCCAACTCTATCTCCATCATACACAGGTCAAAGATTCCGTGTATGTCATCCCGTAAGTCGGGGTGTTCTTTCAGTGCTGTCTTACAGCGCTCGATTAGTGTGTCAATCATAATGTCATTCATTACGTGCGTATATAAGTTCGGATTATCCGTGAACAATCCAAACTTGTTAAACAAATTAGGTATTTGTACCTACTCCTTCATACTCATTTATGAGTTGCTCAAGTGCTTCCTCATACTGCATCGACCCATGACTTACGTTAGGGAAGTAAGTCTTGTGAAAGTCTCGGTTCGTGTACTCGCTCAATACCACGTCCATGTAGGTTCCCCCACCATGTCCGTCGTTCCATATACGTGCACCAGGAATGGTGGTCGTACATTCGTAACCCAATCCACGTCGGGTGTTAAAGTAACGGACTCCCGTTACCCTTAATTCAATCTTGCTCATAGGCATTTGTATTTAGTACCAAGCGAGGTAACTCACTCGGTCATTAGGTTTCCAATCATCTAACACATCCCCTATAATAGTGAGTGTGTCTTGCACATCCTTGATGTACCACTCATCGTAGGTAGTGTCTCCCCAAAAGAACCCACTTGCTGTGGGCAACAGTTCTTCGGCGACCTTTGGTCCGCCTGCCAGTACCTTGATGCACCTATCTTGTAGGTCTATCAAGTCATTCTTACTCACTCGCACTGGCTCCATGTTGTCTTCGCCATCCTCCAGATCACGTGTGAAGTACGCGTGTATGGCATTGGCTTTGCGCCAATACCCTAAATCAACTGAGTCAACGTCCTCGTCCTTGCGAGGTGTACGTTGCAAATACATATCTAATCCCATACTTTACTATCAATTATGTTATCAATTCTATCTCTCAAATCTCTTGAGAGTAACTCAACGGGAACAATCACACTGCTCCCATACTTGTCGGTTATACCAACCTCTAAGTCTTCCACCTCATACTCATAGTGCGGTGGTGTATCGTACGTGCCCTCGTCCACATAGCATGCGACTTGGGCAAGTACAGATAAGGTCAATCCTTCGTATTCAATATCAAACTCCATTACGCTTCGGGTAAATTTTTCTTAGATTTATTCGAGTCAATCATATCCCACATCTCGTACACCTCATCAACAGCGCCGAGTAAGTAGGCACCACAATCCATGCACTCCGAGTTGAAGTTCACTCGTGTGTCCTCAGTCTCACACACAGGGCAGTCGTATGTCCCTTGCGTTGGTGCTTGGGTGTCGAAAGCAATATCATCTAACTGCTCAAGGGTCAAGCCCTCGTATGGTTCTAAACCAAATGATGCGTTGTAGTCAGCGACCTCATCGTAGTCATCATCCCAATCGTACGCATACTTGCTTGACCCTGTGACTGCGGTACTCCCGTAGTAGCGTACGGCACGTGAGTGGCTGTCGTTGCTGTACCAGTTGTTGCCTATCCACTCGCCGATTTGCTCGTTGAATATGCGGTAGTCGCCCGTGTCGTCCATGAATACGACCTTGTTTGACGAACCTAAGTAAGTGAAGATAGAATCCTCAACGAACGGTACATCGAGAGTGTCGATAGTCACGCCTGGAATAGTACCCACGAGTTGGGCGAACTCGGCGGTGTCGCTCTTGTCCTTAGTACCGAAGCCCGAAATCACACCGTTGTGTATGAGTCCGAGTTGCTCGGTCACGAGGAATGGGTGTAGGTACTCATCACTCATGCCGTGCGTTGCGATACGGAAGTGCAACAGCATAGGTAGGTCACCCGAAGGCGAGGTCTTGACCGTAGTATATCGGTCAAAGAATTGGGTAAACGAATCGCCCCCCGTGTTGGGGAACTTTTCTACTTGCAGTTGTCCATCTTGGATGTACAACATACCTGCGCCATCATCGTTATTGTTCCAACAATTTTGCAGTTTTTTCTTAGGTAACATCTTACCATCGTTAAGAATTGCAATACACATAAGGCATAGTTGTGCGGTGTTATCCTCTTGCACTCGTGAGTTTTAGTTGTTAAGTAATTCATCAATGTATTCCAATGATGACTGAGCATCGGTCACATAGTTGCGACCAAAGGTGTTGCGAAGTCTGTCGGTTGCCTCGCTGGTGTAGGATACAATCTGCGTACCCTTGACCTTGCGGTTCTTGAGTCGGCGCACTGCGCTCTTGATGAACACACCTGCACCATCGCTCGTGAAGTTGAACGATGAGTACATATCATCAGCGAACTGAGCGTAGATACTTACAATCTTGTGTATCTGCTCCTCGCTTGTGTACACTTTGCGTAAGTGCTGACCGAGTGCGCTCTTTGAACTGAGCATCATCGTTATCACTTGCAGTGGTTTGACTCCGCAGTTTGATGCAACGATGCGCATCAAGTCTCTGCGCCATAGTAGGTTGGTCACACTCTTGACTGCGGGTGGTACACGAATCTCCAGGTACGAACCCTTCACGTGGATCGCGCTATACTTACCTGCACGTTTGTAGTCATCGGGTTTGCGTTTCATCTGTGAGTAGTGGTTGCCCAATCGGTGTCTCCAAATAGTTATGAACAAGGGAACGAACGCTTGTATTTGGTCAAACAATTCCTCGCCTGTAATTCCACGCTTACCGAAGTTAATGTGCCCACCGCAACTCGATGAGTATTCTGCATCAATGTGGTCACGCAGTATTCGTGACTCGGCAATATCGTTGTCCATTCTATTTTGGAATAGGTCGTAGACAGGGCTGACTAACTCGAAGCCATCATGACCAAGCGAACCATCCTCCTCACGACACCATCCCGTGTCATCTACATCATACAAGTCATGCGCATCCATAGGGTATTCATCCTCTTTCTCCACCTCGAAGCCGATAGTCCAAACAGTGTTGTCGCTCAAGCGGTTTCTACGAAACCCAGAGTGGTAGTCATGACATCTTTCCGTGCCTGGTGGGTCGCACTGGTACTGGTCGGTACGCTCGTTCCAGAATACGTACTCGCCCTCATCATCCAAGTGGTAGTAGCGACTATCATCCTCACACCATAGCGAGTCATCTCTCCAGCACCATTCATCTGCGTGCCTACCGCACTCCAGGTACACCAAGTCATCTTCACAATCGGGAAGCCATACATTATCTCTATCTACGGTTCGTCTCCAATGTTCTTCCGCCTCGTATTGGGTCACAACTACCTTGACCTTACCATCGTTTGTGTGACATTCCTCTATCACGACACACTCATCGAAGCGTACGTACTCGCCTTCGTAGTTGCTCTGCGCTGTGAATACGAGCGCATCTTGGCATGCAATCTCGTTGCCCTCAAAATCAATTACCTTTTCCATCTTATTCAATTTAACATATCGTTGTGCTGTTTCTATTCTCTTAAACATGGGTTGCAAGTTGAAGTATTGATTACGCTCATTTGCTATACTCCTCAGCAATGCGGCTGCATTGACTACCCAATCTCTATTGTGCCTTTCCGTAGGTTCACTCGCCTCCCTCATCCTATCAAACAAACTTTCTACTCGTTCACGCAGGATCGCGTACCTGCGCTGAAGTCTTTTGTTTAGTGTATCTCCACCAGTTACTGAATCATACAACGGTTCATACATACTGTTTTTCGGAACCCAAACAGCACGCACTATCTCATCCGCCGTCATGGTGCTGTGCTTTGGGTACGCATCCAGCATTTCACGCACCTTGTCCTTGTGCGACATGATGGTTTCAAAATTATTGGACTGCATCCACGTAGTTTGATTCAGTTCATCCACTGCATCGCCAAGACCTTTGAGTGTCTCGATTAGGTATGGCGTAGGTAACGCTGCGAGTTTCTGCGCAGGTAAGTCATCGGGTCGGTCATAGTCAAGCGATGACTCATTCCAAACAAGCCCTACATCAGATATGTATTCCGAGAGGGCGGATAGATTCTTCGTATCCATAGGCATATGTTTTGTGTGTAACGTGCCCTACACACTTGGGCTTGGGGGACTGTGTGGGACTCGAACCCACAGCGTACACCTCCGACCATGTTGTAACCAAAAACCAATCGAATGAGTGGTCGGCTGTACTCAGTCCGTTTATAGTGTGGTCTCCACTATACCATCAAATCATCCCCACAAACGTAGGGTAAATAACTGAGAATCAGTGTTAAAGCGTTGTTAAAACTACTCCTTACGTGTAGGCTCTGGTAAGCCTGCAATAATGAGCATGGTTGAGTTTGCTAACAGCGAAAGGACGAACAATAAAAACATAGTTAATCGGGTTTAAAAATTAGGGGACTGCGAGTGTCTCGCTCACTCAGTACAAACAGGGCACAGGTAACCCCTTTGTAGGCAGTCCGTTGTAGGTGTGGTCTCCACCATCCAAAAAGTACGGTACTATTTTCGTTTGGCTCTACGAGCATCACGCTGGGCTTGTGCCCTATACACCTTGCGGTCTATGCGGTTGGCGTAGGTCATCTCAAGGGCATCGGCTTTTGCCTTGCCTCGTGCCTTACGCTTGCTGGCACTTGCGGTCTTGCCCTCCAGTGAGGGTGCGCTCACCACTCGGACTACGTACTCGTAGCCCTTGTGGTTGCGGTGTGTAGCGTACATACCCATTAGTCGGCTGGGTTTTCTGCCGATAAGTCGGCTGGGTTGAGGAACATGTCCGCATTGCCTCGTACAAGTAGGCGGAACTGTGGGTCACGGATACTTGCATATGCACCACTCACCATGTCTGTGAAGAAGCCGAAACTTGCGTATGCATCAGTGAGTAAAAAATCCTCGAACAAGTTTTCGATGAAGTCACTGCCCATCTTACGCTCAAGGGCTTGTAGGAGTGCTTGTGTGCTTGGCTGTGTGTTGTCTTGTGTTGTCATGGCATGTAATTTTTTTGGTTAAACAATCAATCGAACAGCACAAACATCTGTCAAATAATTTTAGGACTATCACAAAGAAATGTTAAAATCCCTGCGCATTATGCGCACCAATTTTCCTGCGTGCGTGATCAGGGCGTGTGATGTAGGGAGGTAAGTCAGTCAGTCCTTCCTCACGTCTGCGGTTGAGCAAGGCAGTGCCTTGCGAAGGTGCGTATGTGGTGCAGATGTGATGCACTTGCGTTACGGCTTTGCCGTTAACACTCTTTAACATTTGCCTGATTTGGCGATTTCGCATTTTAAGGGGTGCTGAGTGGCTCGAAAGGGGGGCTGATGTATTTGGGGTAAGGCGACACCGAGAAAGTATATAGATATCCCTATAGCACTACGTACTATAGGGTATATATATAGAAAAAAGTTGAGAAAAACAAGCCCAAAAACACGCTTTAACAAAACTTTAACAGCGCATTTTAACAAGGCTTTAACAGAATTTTTTTGTATTCACGTGTGTGGGCAGGCGTGCAGGCAGGTGGGCACCTGGATCCGTGCGTGTGCGCGTATATGTAGGTGTGCCCGAGCGAGGGCGCGTACAGCGTGTGTAGGCATGCGTGGGGGCGCGAGTGTGTACATGTGTGAGTGGGTGCGAGCGCATGCCCGTAGTGAGCGTGTGGGGGTGCGTATGTGTGTGTATGTACACGAGGCGATTTTCAGCCGTTTTAAGGGACTTTCTCCTTTCTGGTGGTATCAGTGTACCACTTGGGGCGGTCATGCTCTTAGATGGCTTGTGAGGTTCTTCAGTGTGCCTCCATTGGTGGGGTGCGGTGGTGGTTTGTGGGGTTGGGTGGTGTGTGTGGGCGTGTATTGTTCGCCCCTCCCTTGTATGTGGGGGCGGGTGCGGGGCTGTGGGTGCACCTTCGGGGGCGGTGTGTACCTATGCGCCCCTGCGCAAGCATGCGTGCGTACATGCACGGCTGCGTACGTGTGCACTCGTGCGCTCAAACGCCCAAACCTGTGTGCGTTCTTGCGTACGGACGCACCCCCGTCTGCGCCCGGATGCGTTCGGGTGTGCGCGCGCCAGCGCCCCTATAGTATATTATCCCCATCCCGATTATTTCTCAGCAATTTTTTCGAGTGTATGCCAGAGCATATAAAAAAGGACAAGACCTTTACATTGTATGTCACTGCATATAACATCGCAATTCGCGAATCGCGATACTGCTGATCTGTTGAAGGCGAATGCCTGCGAAATTTTGAGCAAAATAGGGGCCCTTGGAAACCGAGCACCTTACGATTAGTTCAAGACTGTCCATGTAAGCGTTTAGTAATCCATTGTAGCCTGGGGGCTATGGATTATAAACTTCTGTTCAGTACGTACTTCGTTAGTACGGTGTGAAGGTACAGCATATTTTCGAGAATGTCAATAGGATAAAATACCTAATGATGGATTATTCCTTCTTAAACCCCTCAATCATCTTCTCAATGATGTAAATTCCCACCACACAGAACAGTGCGAAGAACAATCCAGTGATGATTCGGTTCTGCTGTGAAGCCAATGCCCCAGAAACGAACGCTGCTGCGGCTGGTTTGATGTACTCTTTGATGTTTTCCATTATGCGTAGTCTTCATATGTTATCCATACATCCTCTCCTTCCAGTAATGCGTCTGCAATTGGAGGATAGATGTCTTTATAGGCGTCAGTACTTCTTCCGATAGTACCTTTCATGTCCGCAGTGCGACCCACCAGCAAGCATCCTGCGGTGTCACGCTCTGTATTACCGATATGAATAAGGATATATTCAAAGTTCGGTACGTCTCTAACCCACAACATACCCTTGTGCATGTTAGGAAACTTCTCTGTGTAGCGCTTATGGTGGCCACCTACCTTTCTCAACGTGATACGGTAACGCCCCATAGGGATCCTGGTCTCTGCCATAACCTTCTCATCACGGTGTTCATCTTCTAATGTAAAGCAAAGGAACTTCCTTTCCTCTCCAGATGTTTCAAACAGCGCTCCAATAGTGAAGTCATCTTCGCTGTATAGTCTTTTTACAAGTAATTCCATAGTCACAAAGGTACCTTATATTTGTTATATGGATTTAATAGAACTATACAACAAGGGGTACGCTACATGTTCAGACAAGGGAAATGTACATACCTACATACAGGACTACTACTCTAAGGAGTTTACAGCGCCTAAGAAGGTAAAGAACGTATTAGAGATAGGTATTATGCATGGTGGTAGCATCATGTTATGGCACGAATGGTTTACAGAAGCCAACATCGTGGGTATGGATATCGCAGAAGATGCACTCGAATATCTTGAGAAGAATAAGAAGGGAAATGAGTATAACCGTATTTCTACGCATATACTCGATGCATATACGCAAGAGGGACTGGATTTATTCGAGGACGACTACTTCGACTACATTATAGACGATGGACCACACTCTCTCCCGTCCCAGGAGTATGCTGTAAAGCATTATCTTCGCAAGGTAAAGCCTGGTGGTAAACTAATTATCGAAGACGTACAGGACGTAAAGTGGTTTGATAACCTTCGTGCGGCCGCAGACAAGAGTTTAGTGGAGGGTACAGAAGAGGTGAAGTTAAACATCAAGCGCAGATATGATGATATGATATTCGTCGTAACCAGAAAGTAATGAAGTACAGAAGCACACCAGGAGATCCAAAGAAGAAGAAAAGCATAGACCCGAGACGATTACGTAGTCTGAACCAGGGGGGTCCGTTCTATAAGGGCCGATACAGTGACCCAGATGTGGTAGATCAGATATTTGACCCGGAGACTTACGAGGTGATTGATGGTAAACTGTACTATAAAGACTCCGGTGAAGAAGCAGGTCCGGTTCCAGGGCCATATGCTGATTTACCAACAGGCAGAATAAAACCACACGAGAAGACTATATTAGATTACTTTACAGCATTGTTTGGAAAATGAAACTAAAGAAGACAAATAAGAGCATTAAGGTACCAGCACCAGATGGATACCACTGGATGACAGAGGGTGGTCGTCACTTTTTAATGAAGGGTGCATACAAACCACACAAAGGAGCATCACCAGAAGCGCCTTTCCGTTTGGTTACCCATGAGAAGGGTGAGCCAAATAGGGCTATGGATTCGGCTCGTCGTGCAAAGAAGAAGTAACCCAACGCTCTTCACCCCGCATTTTTCTATAATACCTGGCAACTAACAACCTGCCCTTCTGGGATAAGGCATACCGTACCCTGTAATTCATCTTGGTCTCGTCACGGAAGTAATGGTCTTCCATCGTATTGCTTGGCGTGAGTTTATCAAAGTGCTTGTACACGTATCCTTCACGCATCAGTGGGTACACAATCCTTTCTGATAACTTATTCTTACTCTTACCCATGGCGTCTGCTACGTATCTCAGAGTCCAGAACTCCAGATCATAGATAAAGAACAGGAACTCTATCTCTGCTTTACCCAGGTTATAGTTCTGCTTTGCATCTATATACAGTTTGTGAAGGTTCTTTAGACCGTTCTCCTGGATGTACTTCTTGTCAATCTTGGAGAACTCACGGAACTTCTTCTTTCGGCTTACAGTACTTTTCGGCATATGAGTATCTTTGTTAGGTAAAAGTAATACATATGGCATCACTTAGCGGAAATAAAATTAAGGACACCTACAACATCCTATTGAAACTCGAATCTGGAGAGGCGTCTTCAAGTGAACAAGTGGTAGAAGATGGCGCAGGAAACGGCACTGCCCTCAAGTTATCTACCGACACTGTAGAGACTACAGGGGATTTAAAGATATCTGGCACACCATCAACCTCAACCAGCGATGTAAAAGCATTAATGCTCAGTACATCCGGTGTAGTAGTGACACGTGACCTTAACACAAACCCTATTGGTACAGCGTCAATTACTGCAAATGCACCACTGTCTGCTACTGGTAGCACTGTTGAGTTAGATGATCCAGCAAATATCTCGCAGATTACCTCTCCCGCAGATAATGACAAGTACCTCATCTGGGATGAAAGTGCAAGCGAGTACAAGTATATTGAGCAAAGCGACTTGGCTTCTTCTATATCTGGCTCCATTGGAGTAACAACAGAGCAGTCTTTATATGCACGACCCAATAGTAGTAACGCTATATCGAGCACTGCAATCGTTCCTATACAGATGGCGGAGATATATGGCGACTCTTCAGCGACTGGTTCTACTTCTGCTGCAACATCTTCAGTAGTGTTCGGCACAGGAGCCGCGACTTTCTTGCAATTAGCACAAGTATCTGACCCAAGAGATACCATTCTATTAAACGAGAAGGCCGGGTATTACAGAATCACAGCATCTATTGAGTTGGATTCTTCAGCGAATACTGACGTAGACCTACAGATATACGACTACAGTAGTGCTACATCGCTCGGTGATTCCTTTAGAACAGTGAAATCTGGTGAGACATACCATGCTCAATTCAGTATATTATACTACAGTGACGGGCTTGCTGGATATTACATCCAGATGAGAGCACAGGCAGGTGCTTCGGGTGTCACTGTAAATCAAGCAAATACGTTTGTACAAGTTGAGTATATTGGTACAAACGAATCTTTCTAATGACTCACAAGGATAGAATTGAATTTTTCCAATTACTTCGACTTAAACTTGATGAAATAGAAGACATTATGGAAGCGTATGGAGGTAAACAACAGTTTCTTTCCATGTGGTGTTTCGGTGTGTATGTGCCAGAAAGCAAGCAAGACCCAGATCGCTATGAGATGATAGCAGGAATGCACATGGCTATGGAAGATGAATTTGATTTAATGGCTACCACTGTAGAGGAATGCTTCGAGGAACACCGAAACAACCCAGATGACGAAGCGGATTCTGGAACAATTGACTACTGGTTAAATAAATAAAATGGAACTTATTAGAAAAATCATCATCGGGCAGAACCCGAAGGATGCCATGGCTTATTACGTGGGCCAGCGTGCAGGAGACTCAATCATTGATTCAATAGTAATGGACGAAAGATGTTTTGTAAAACACGGAATTCGTCGCTATCTTGTATACATCTATAATGAGGACGAGGGCACCATGCTCTGGAAGACGATAGATGATATGCCAGTATTAATTGAACATGATTGTGACTTCAAATGATTGTAATTGACGACTTTGTAAGAGACTATTCACTTCTAAAAGAGATAGAGGAGAATAAGGAAGAATTCTTTTCCGACAACGGAAACTACTATTGGTGGGACGGCTGGTGGGCTTCACCAGATGATACCTTAAAGAAAAGGCTCATTAAGTATTTGTGGGCAGACCGTTCGCCGTATGACCCTGTGACCATCTCTGGTTTTGAGTATTGGACAGGTCAGTTTGGTCCGGATAAGGGATCAGATTATCTCAATATGCATCTTGACAAGGACGAAGACCTATGGAAATCGCAGGGAGAACTATCCAGTCCTATTGTCGGAACAGTCTTCTACCCTGTTCCTATGGATATAGAGGGTGGGTACTTAGAGATATTCAATCATGGTGTAGACAACGAGCCAGAAAGGATAGAAGCAAAGTTTAATAGGCTTATCATATTTGACGCAGGTGGCACACACCACAGGGTAACCAAGGTAACGAAAGGGTTACGTTCTGCAATTGCAGTCAACTTATGGGACCCAAAGCCAACAGGTAATCTAAAACAGGAATGAAATCGCTACGTCATTTCTTAGTTCGTGTGCCAAACGTCACTAAGGACACCATAGAGATTAATGGTGAGACCATGTATCTGGACACTAAGTTCGATGAGTTCAATCACAGGACTATGGACGGGGAGGTTGTCGCCACTCCTGCTAAATACGAAACAGAAGTAGAGGTAGGAGACACCATGTATTTTCATCACCATGTAGTACTCGGGGGTAATCACCTCATGCTGTCTGATGAGACCACTCAGTTAGAAGAAACAAAGAAGCGTGGTCAGTTCATTGACCCAGACGATGACATCTATGTAGTGTACTACGACGGTAATCGTGATCCTATATCCACACAAGCCTACGCATTCAAGAGTAAAAGAACCGGAGAGATTCGGTTACTTAGTGATTGGATTTTCCTTGTACCAGAAGACCAGGAAGAACCAGAGGAGGAAGAATACGAATTCGGAGACCATGTGATATACCTTCTCCCAAAGAAAGAGGAACCGGAGGAGAAGTTTGGTTATGTGAAGTGGTCTTCACCTAAGTTGGAAGAACTCGGCTTAGAGCCAGGAGACAAGGTACTGATTAGAAAGAATGCCGACTACCAGATGGAGGTAGACGGAGAGAGGCTGTATAGAACTTATTTGAAATCAATCCATGGCAAGGTCGAAGAAGTATAACAACATTGATACCGCAGAGCGTTTGATGCAAGCGATGCAGATTGCTATAGAGAACATGATTAACGAGATACAGAAGCCCGTGGATCAAGAACTCAGTGGCTCCCAAAGAAAGGCGGAGTTGCAATCTATAAAGCAAACAGCGGTCGATGCAAAAGAACTAATTGTTGAAAGAGAAAGACTTGAGCAACTCATTAAAGGACTTAAGCAAGATGGAGAAATCAAAGAAGAACGAGACTACTCCGGAGGATTCGCAGAGCAATACTCCAAGTAGTCAAGTCTTCATTTACTGGGATTATTAGTACGTAGCCCAGTATGTAGTGTGTGAGTGTACGGCGGCGATATCACAGTCTTCAAAGACACAGGTTTGACCCGCTGTACTTGCGCTACTTGCGCAGGATGTAAGTGTACACACCACTACGAATAGAAATAGTTTCTTCATAGTCCTGGTGTTAATTTAGTGTTAAGATAGTAAAATGGCGGGACTTATACAAATAGAAGATGAATTAGTAGTCAATATATGCCCTGACGAAACATCAGGCGACGTCAGTCTATACTTTGACTTACCTATACAGTTCCCTAAGAAACCCGCTAAGAAAGACATACTGTTCCACGACAAGCCCAAGGAAGAGCAACGCTGGGTGAGAGAGGAACTACCACAAGAACTCAGAAGGATACGCTCTATGGAGGAGTGGATGGAAATGCCAGAGGCATTCCGAAGGAAACACACCCCATACATCAGTCAAGAATATAAAAGAAGAAGAAATGGAGTATGGTTCTACAACAACGGGGTACCTACCTACATCACAGGAAACCACTACTTTTTCCTACAGTGGTGTAAGATTGATATCGGATACCCATCTTACCTCGACTTTCAGCGGGAACTATTCGTACACCTTGAAGCCTGTATAGCAGACCCACGCTGTATAGGGCAGATATACGTAAAGTGTCGTCGATCTGGATACACGAATATGTCTGCGGCTATCCTGGTGAACGAAGGTACACAGGTTAAGGAGAAACTACTGGGCATCATGTCAAAGACAGGATCAGATGCGCAGGAGAATATATTCATGAAGAAGGTGGTGCCTATTTACAAGTCGCTACCTTTCTTCTTTAAACCTATTCAAGATGGTACTACTAACCCCAGGATGGAACTCGCTTTTAGAGAGCCTTCAAAACGCATTACCAAGAAGAACAAAACTTCTTCCAGAGGAGAGGCGCTTAACACAATTATTAACTGGAAGAACACCACGAACAACGCATATGATGGTGAGAAACTACACATCCTGTATCTGGATGAGGCGGGTAAATGGGAAAAAGGTAATGATATACGAGAAGCCTGGAGGATACAGCGCACTTGTTTGCTGGTAGGTAGAAAGATTGTAGGTAAAGCATTGGTAGGTAGTACAGTAAATCCACTGGACCGAGGAGGTACTCAGTACCGGGAAATGTTTTACTCAAGCGATGTTAATGACAGAAACGCAAACGGCAGAACAAAGACAGGTTTGTATGGATGCTTTATACCAGCGTATGACGCATTAGAAGGATTCTTTGATATATATGGTATGCCTGTAGTAGACGACCCAGAGAAACCAACAATAGGACTTGAGGGCGAATACATAAGCATAGGTGCAAAGACCTATTTGAAGAATGAAAGAAAAGGACTGGCAGGAGATTCTTACGAACTCAATGAGGTAATTAGACAGTTCCCCTTCACTGAGGCTGAGGCATTTAGAGATAGCGCCAAGGCTTCTTTGTTTAACGTCCAGAAGATATACGAGCAGATAGAATACAATCAAGACCTGTTTCCATCACCTGTTGTTGTAGGGAACTTCAATTGGGCAAACGGTGTACAAGACAGCGAGGTTGTGTTTAGTCCAGATCCAAATGGGAGATGGAGAGTAACATGGATGCCCCCAGTAGATTTAAGAAACAAGACCAAGCCAGAGAACAACTGGCTGGGCTGTGCTGGTGTGGATAGTTATGATATTGACGCCACTGTAGACGGGCGTGGTTCTAAGGGCGCATGTCACTTCTTTAATAAGTTTAACATGACCCACCCTTCTAATATGTTTGTGGCAGAGTATGCGTCACGTCCACCGTTGGCTAAAATATTTTATGAAGACATACTGATGGCTGCTAAGTTCTATGGTTACCCTGTACTGATTGAGAACAACAAGTATGGAATCGCAAGGTACTTTGAATCAAGGGGTTACGACCACTTCTTGTTAGACAGACCCGCTCACCTTACCTCAACATACGGAAGTAAGACAAAGACTAAGGGTATACCATCAAACTCACAGGACGTTATCCAGGCACATGCACAGGCTATTGAATCTTACATACATGCACACGTAGGGCTGAACGAGGAGACCCTTGAGTTTGGTAAGATGTACTTTGAAAGAACCCTCGAGGATTGGATTAATTTTAAGATAGACGATCGTACCAAATATGACCTTTCAATTTCAAGTGGATTAGCACTTCTTGCAGCGCAGGGGCATAAGCCAGAGAAACCAAAAAGTGATTTCACTGGCAAGCAATTCTTCCGTAAAGGTCAGATAATTATACGAAGATAATAAGAGGTATATTTGCAGTAGTAGCAATCTTGAGTATGGACAACGAATACAAAAATGGACAATCATCCTTTCCGGACCCATTGGCGCCAGTAGAGGAGAAGATGTCTAACGAATACGGCCTATCGTATGCGAAGGCTATGTTTGCTCAATGGATTGGTAGTGACTATCAGAACTCTCTGTACGGGAGAAGAAACGGCGAGTTTGAGCGCTGTAGAGATTACGCACAAGGAACGCAGGACACATCAATCTATAGACAAATACTAAACTCTCTCGAGAACAACAACGGCGATGGAACATTGTTGACTCTGGATTACACACCAGTGCCTATCGTTCCTAAGTTTGTAAAGATTGTTGTAAATAAGATTCTTTCAAAAGAACCATACCCACAGATTGAGGCTATTGACCCACTCTCTAAATCAGAGAAGGACAAGAAAAAGAATGCTACAGTATTGCGTATTGAGAATCGTGATATGATTGAAGAGGCTAAGTCGCTTGGCCTTAATGTAAAACAAGACCCATCACAACTTCCAGAGACCCCAGAGGAGACTGAGATATTCTTAGATACAAACATCAAGACGGACGCAGAAATCTCTGCACAAATTGCTACTGAGATGACATTGAAGTGGAACGACTTCAATCAATCTATCTACCGTCGTTGTGTCGAAGACTTGACCACCCTCGGTATGGGTGTTGCTAAACGAAGCAACGACCCTAACTATGGAATCAAGGAAGAGTATGTAGACCCAAAGAAGTTTATCCACAACTACACGGATGATCCGAACTTCACAGAACTCACTTACGCTGGACACTTTAAGTACATCACAATTATGGACTTGAAGCGTATTGCTGGTGACCAGTTCACTGAAACGCAGTATGAGGAGATTGCTAAGACGGTAATGAACAAGTACGGCAATAACCCTACACAATTCTCTACTACTGGGTATACTTACGACAGACCAGGAACCAGGTACCGTCAAGGATACGACGAGTACAAGATTGAAATCCTGGACTTTGAATACATGTCTGTTGATGACATCATCTACGAGAAGAAAGAATCAGCATACGGTAACATTGGTTTCTATTACAAGGGTAACGAGTACAATGCACCTCAGCAATCTGTATACAACAGAGAGGCGGTGTACATGAAGAATGCAACTGTATATGGTGGTTCGTACATCACAGGCACAGAGCATATCTTCAACTACGGACCTAAGAAGAACATTCCTAAGAACGTACACGATATCTCACGTGCACGTTTATCGTACAGCATTGTCGCAACCAACATCCGTGGAATGATACCTAAGTCAATGGTATCCTCTGTTATCGGATTTGCCGACATGCTCCAGATCACACACTTGAAACTTCAACAGTCTATTGCGAAAGCAAAACCAGATGGACTCATCATTGACATTGAGGGATTAGAGAATGTACAACTTGGACGTGGTGGAGAACTACAGCCGTTAGAAATCCAGGACATCTACGAACAAACTGGTGTGTTCTATTACCGCAGTAAGAATCCAGAAGGAGGATTCCAAAACCCACCTGTTCGAGAAATCGGAAACCGTATCCGAAATATTCAAGAACTGGTAGCGCTATACAACCACTACCTCGGAATGATTAGGGATGCTACAGGTATCAACGAGGTGATGGATGGCTCTACACCAAAAGGAGAAGCACTCGTAGGCGTGAATCAGATGGCGATGGCTGCAGGTAACAATGCGATATTCGATATTACGAATGCCGCTATGGTTCTGTACAAAAAAGTATGTGATGATATTGTACGCTGTCTACAGGTTATTCCGCCAGAGAGTATTCTTTATAAAGTTTATACGAACGCTGTTGGTGATACCAACATGGCTGTTCTAAGTTCATTTGACAACCTGTCCATGTACAACTTTGGCGTTATGGTTGTGACGGAGATGAACGACACAGACAAACAATACCTTGAACAAAACATTCAGATTGCACTTGGACAAAGAGAAATTGATCTTGAAGATGCGATTGCCATTCGTCAAATCAAAGACGTTGAGCAGGCTGAAAGACTCTTGGTTGTTCGCAGAAAGAAACGAATCAAGCAGCAGCAAGAACAAGCCCAGCAGCAAGCACAAGTAACAGCGGAGGTAAATGCTCAGCAAACTCAGATGGCGGCACAGATGGAGATGCAGAAGAAACAAATGGATGCGCAGATAGAAGCGCAGCGCATGCAATTAGAGGCACAGGTCAAAGCACAGTTGATTCAACTTGAGTACCAGTATAAGATTGAAATCGAGAAGATGAAGGGAGAGTACGGGGTAGTTGAGCAACAAATAGAAAGCGGTAATCAAATGATGGCGGACGCCGAATCAGAGAAACGCAAAGACCAACGAATAGACAAACAAGCCTTGGCTCAAAGTAAATTGATTGCACAGCGTCAAGGGCAACGCCCACCGCTTGACCAAGACATAGTAACTAACCTAACAATATCATAAAAAATGGGATGCTCATCTTGTGGATCTGGGGCTTGCGGTTGTAGCAATCCCACTAATGTAGACCTAAACAGCGCAGCGCAAGTAAACATTTGCTGCCGCAGAGGGGATACCTTTACATTGAACTCAACAGTAAAAGATACTGATGGAACAGCGATAGACTTAACGCTGTATACTTATAAAATGGAAGTAAGAGAATATGACAATGGGCCTATTGTTATTCCAAGTACAGACATAACAATTACGGGCACCGCAGCAGGTGCTCTTAGTATTTCTATATCTGCCACCGACATGCAGGTAGATGCAGGCACTTATGTGTATGGCTTGCAGGCTACGCTTATATCAGACAGCAGTGTAGACACGTGGTTTTACGGATTGTTTGACGTAGTTCAAGACATCGTACAATAAAAATAAACTAAGCAAATGGCTATAGATATCACCATAGAATCTGGATCGGGACTTGTTTTTGATTTGACTGTTCCTGCGGAGACAAGCATTATTGTCACCAAAGGAGATGTCAAGCAATTGCCTGGTGCCAAAGGCGCGCAAGGAGACAAGGGCGCTAAAGGAGCCCAGGGCCCTACTGGTGATAAGGGTCAAAAAGGTGAAGTTGGAATCAAAGGCGATACCGGAGCCAAAGGCGACCAAGGAGAAAAAGGTCAGAAAGGAATTGCTGGAGACAAGGGTCAAAAAGGAGAAGTAGGTTCCAAGGGAGATACAGGAGACAAAGGTGATACCGGAGCAAAAGGTGAGCAGGGCGTCAAAGGAGCACAAGGAGACAAGGGAATCAAAGGAGATACTGGAGCCAAGGGTGATAAGGGTGACGATGGAAACAAGGGCTCTACTGGTGATAAAGGTCAAAAAGGAGAAGTCGGCGACAAGGGCGTTGCTGGAGACAAAGGCCAAAAGGGAGAAGTAGGTGACAAAGGAACTACTGGTGACAAGGGTCAGAAGGGAACTACCGGAGACAAGGGAGTCAAAGGCGAAGTCGGAGACAAAGGGGATACCGGCGCTAAGGGAGACCAAGGAATTAAAGGGGACACTGGTGCCCAGGGAGACAAAGGTCAGAAGGGTATTGATGGCTCTAAAGGAGATAAAGGCCAGACCGGAGACAAGGGTCAGAAAGGACAAACAGGAGATAAGGGCCAGAAAGGTGAAGGCGGTGGAGAAGGCGCCAAAGGAGACAAGGGTCAGAAAGGAGATAAGGGACTTGACTCAGATGTTCCTGGTCCAAAAGGAGAGAAAGGTCAGAAGGGACTAACCGGAGACAAGGGTGTTACCGGAGACAAAGGTGCTACCGGAGATAAGGGTGACACCGGGGTTAAAGGAGAAAAGGGTCAGAAGGGACGCATTGGCGAACAAGGCGATAAAGGACAGAAAGGTGACAAAGGTTTAGATTCTGATATTCCTGGACCTAAAGGACAAAAAGGAGAGCAGGGAGATAAAGGTCAGAAAGGCACCACTGGTGACAAAGGAGTTACAGGTGATAAGGGTCAGAAAGGCGATAAAGGAGTTAAGGGTGACCTTGGACCAGCATCTGACGTACCTGGCCCTAAAGGGGAGAAGGGTGAGAAAGGTAGAGATGGTGGCTCTGGTGCTAAAGGGGCACAAGGGGACAAAGGACAGAAAGGTGAAATAGGAGTCAAAGGTGACCAAGGTTCTAAAGGAGACCAGGGCGACAAAGGCCAAAAGGGTGACCTGGGTCCTGCATCTGATATCCCTGGTCCAAAAGGACAGAAGGGCGAGAAGGGAGAAAAAGGACGAGACGGCGGTTCTGGAGCCAAGGGCGCACAGGGAGACAAGGGACAGAAGGGCGACCAAGGAATCAAAGGAGTTAAAGGAGAACAAGGAGACAAGGGCCAGAAAGGTGAAATTGGCGTCAAAGGTGACCAAGGACAGAAAGGTGCACAGGGCGCTAAGGGTGACCAAGGAGACAAGGGACAGAAAGGTGACAAGGGTTTAGACTCCGATATCCCAGGCCCTCCAGGACCAAAGGGTGACCAAGGAGAGAAGGGTATCACAGGAGATAAGGGTGTTACAGGAGATAAGGGAGACAAGGGCCAGAAAGGTCAACTTGGTCCAGCGTCTGATGTGCCGGGTCCTAAAGGAGAGAAAGGAGAGAAAGGTCGTGACGGAGGTTCTGGCGCTAAAGGAGCACAGGGTGATAAGGGACAAAAGGGCGAGATAGGAGTTAAGGGTGACCAGGGAACCAAGGGAGACCAAGGTGATAAAGGTCAGAAAGGTCAACTTGGTCCCGCTTCAGATATTCCCGGACCTAAAGGTGACAAGGGTGAGAAAGGCGAGAAAGGCCGTGATGGAGGATCTGGAGCCAAGGGAGACCAAGGAGCCAAAGGTAATCAAGGGGTTAAGGGTGACCAAGGCGATAAAGGTATTCAAGGCGATAAAGGTCAGAAAGGTGAGATAGGTGTCAAGGGTGACCAAGGACAGAAAGGTGCCCAAGGCGCAAAAGGAGACCAAGGGGATAAGGGTCAAAAAGGAGATAAAGGACTGGACTCAGATATCCCAGGACCAAAGGGCGACCAAGGCGCCAAAGGAGAGAAGGGACAGAAGGGAGACCAAGGCACTAAGGGAGACCAAGGTGACAAAGGACAAAAAGGTCAGTTAGGACCAGCATCGGATGTACCTGGACCAAAAGGTGCCAAGGGAGAGAAGGGCGAGAAGGGTCGTGACGGCGGCTCTGGTGCGAAAGGTGACCAAGGAGAGAAAGGTGCACAGGGCGCAAAAGGTGACCAGGGAGATAAGGGACAGAAAGGACAGAAAGGTCAAAAGGGAGAAATCGGAGTCAAAGGTGACCAAGGAGCCAAGGGCGCACAAGGTTCTAAAGGAGACCAGGGAGACAAGGGAGATAAAGGACAAAAAGGAGACAAAGGTTTAGACTCAGATATTCCAGGGCCACCAGGACCGAAAGGCGACCAGGGCGCTAAAGGCGTCACTGGCGACAAGGGCCAGAAGGGTGAGATTGGAGTCAAAGGTGACCAAGGAGCCAAGGGTGCACAGGGCGCAAAAGGTGACCAAGGTGCGAAAGGAGATAAAGGCCAAAAAGGAGATAAAGGTTTAGACTCTGACATTCCTGGGCCACCCGGACCAAAGGGTGACCAGGGTGCCAAAGGTGTTACTGGTGATAAAGGTCAGAAGGGAGAGATTGGCGTCAAAGGGGACCAAGGCGCTAAAGGTGACCAAGGCGCTAAAGGTGACCAAGGTGATAAAGGCGCACAGGGAGATAAAGGACAGAAAGGTCAACTTGGTCCCGCTTCAGATGTGCCTGGGCCAAAAGGAGACCAGGGCGCTAAGGGCGAAAAAGGCGAGAAGGGCCGTGACGGTGGTAGTGGCGCTAAGGGAGACCAAGGAGAGAAAGGTGCACAGGGAGCAAAAGGTGACCAAGGAGACAAGGGCGACCAAGGAGCAAAAGGTGACCAAGGAGCGAAGGGTCAAAAAGGAGAGATTGGTGTCAAGGGAGCCCAGGGTGCAAAAGGTGCGCAGGGAGCCAAAGGGGACCAAGGCGCTAAAGGAAACAAAGGTGATGACTCGGATATTCCTGGGCCTCCAGGACCAACCGGAGATCCTGGTGCCAAAGGAGCACAAGGGGCTAAGGGTGACCAAGGCGCTAAGGGTGACCAGGGTGCTAAGGGTGACCAAGGAGCGAAGGGCGACCAAGGCGATAAAGGAGCACAGGGTTCTAAGGGGGACCAAGGCGCAAAAGGAGAGAAAGGACAGTTGGGTCCTGCCTCTGATGTTCCAGGGCCAAAGGGTCAGAAAGGAGCACAAGGTGGACAGGGACCAGAGGGGCCCCCTGGGTCAAAGGGTGATACCGGAGCCAAGGGTAGCCAAGGAAGTAAAGGCGACCAAGGAAGCAAAGGGGACCAAGGCGCTAAAGGAGAGATTGGTGTTAAAGGAGATAAAGGCGCACAGGGAGCCAAGGGAGCACAAGGGGCTAAGGGTGACCAAGGCGCTAAGGGTTCTAAGGGTGATTCTTCAGACATACCAGGGCCACCAGGAACGCCTGGAGACCCAGGTGCCAAGGGCCAAAAAGGTGCACAAGGTGGACAGGGTCCAGAAGGGCCTCCTGGAACCAAGGGGCAAAAAGGAGCACAAGGCGGACAGGGACCACAGGGCCCTCCCGGAACTAAGGGACAGAAAGGCGACACGGGCGCACAAGGACCGAACGGAGAGTTTGGAGACAAAGGACAGAAAGGTCAAACCGGCGCCACAGGGCCACAGGGACCTTCGGGTACGAATGGTACGGGATACGACCCTTGTGTTTGTACAGTGGATACCCAAACCATTTCCGCTAACCAGGCCACTGTTGCGATTACCCAAACAGATGCTGGTGATAATATTACTATCTCAAGTAACACCATTACCGTTGGTGCAACTGGTACATATTTATTGACGTACGCTGTTACACTTGTTAACAACCTTGCTGCACGTAACTGTGTTGGGTTCTATGTAAAAGGATCTGGTGGTGGTGCGTCAAACATTGATGGCTCTGCTTCTTATGAGTACTTCAGATACAATACCTATGGAGAGTATAGTTCGTTGACTGCGTGTGTTATGTTCCATGCAGCATCCGGAGAGCAGTACCAACTAACAGCGGGCAATGCTCTTGACGGTGCTTGGAACCACACAGTACAAACAGCAGGTGTATACAGAGGTATAAGCATTACAAGACTATCATAATGGCAACGACAGAGAGTTATTACATACAAGACATTGTAACCAGCGACATCCTTTTGGATGATGGAACTTGGGCGAGAGATGACGATGCTTCTAACGCAAAGACATTCTCTGACCGCTCCAGCGCTGTTGCTCATGTGGATACTTTGGTTAATGGTACCTACAGAATTTACTCAAGAATTGCAAAGACGGATTAGATAATGTATCTTTAGTGGTACTAATTGAATTCAATACGTATCATTAAATGGACATTAATGCCTTCGTTATAGACGGCTTCTACGATAACGTGGACAGCGTTAGAGAGTTTGCTATGAGCCAATCCTTCGATGTAGAGGGTAATTTTCCTGGTGCTCGAACCAAAAGTTTCTCAACAACACAGGTAAAAGAATCTATATCCAGAATACTATCACCTATCTATGGTGAGATTACGTATTGGCCAGACGGGTATAACGGAGCGTTTCAAATTACTACTGCAAAGAATCGTTCCTGGATACATTCAGATACCGGCACAGAGTGGGCTGGTGTTGTGTATCTCACACCCAATGCTCCTGTATCTGGGGGCACAGGATTTTACAAACACATACCTACAGGACTTACCCAGCCTAACGCATCGAGCGGATCCTGGGATGATCATGCACAAGATGTTACTAAATGGGAATTAGTAAGCCGAGTGGGTAATCTATACAACAGGTTGATACTATATAAAGGAAAGCAGTTCCATACATCTATGGACTACTTCGGTCACAACCTTCATACCGGTAGATTATTCCAAACATTTTTTTTCAATACAGAACTATGAAAATTGTATTACACGCAGGATACTATGCAAAGCCATGGGACTCCACCACTGATGGATTAGGAGGCACGGAACAGTGCATTATAAATCTGTCAAAGCAATTCGCAACATCTGGACACCAGGTGTATGTAGTTGGTAACGTCAACAGAAGACACGACAAGTATATCGGCGCAGGAGATGTGTACTACACACCAATCAGCGTAGCCTCTGAGACAGGGACTCCAGATGTGTTGATTGGGGTTGGGTACCTACACTATTTAAAGTACTACAACGTAGGGCCAGATACACAGAAAATCTTTTGGTTACACAACGAACTTCCGTACTACTGGTACAAGGGAGAGCGCATGAGCGACGGGGAGATACAAAGGACATACAATGAGACCGATAAGGTTATTTGCTTGACGAAGTGGCATAAGGATGTTTTTCTAATACAAGAGAACGCTGTTGTACACACAGATAAGGTGGATATTATTGGAAACGGAATAGACACGTCTCTCATAGAACCTGTTCAAGAGAAAGAAAAGAACTCATACGTATACACCTCACACGCCGAAAGAGGTCTGGATAAAGTGTTAAGCGATGTAGAGTCTGGAATGGTAGACGGTACACTACATATCTGTACCCCCTCATATGGTGTTGAGTACTATAAAAAATACTTCGCAGACAGGGTAAGCAAATTAGACAATGTAATATACCACGGCAACCTTTCGGTCACCAACCTCTATAGCCTATTGTCTCGAATGGAAACTTGGTACTATCCCACGGACTACAATGAAACCTATTGTATAACAGCGCTGGAGATGCTTGCACATGAAGTGAAGCCATTAGCAAATGCTATAGCAGGTTTAGAGGAAACCCTTTCTGGATTCAACAAGAACATAGATGACTGGCGTCCAGTGCATAACTACATAGAATCAAAAGATTGGGGCAATGTATCTAAGGAGTGGTATGACTTGTTCAACACAATAGAAGCCGAGGACCATAAGGATTTGAATCCATATATAGACATGACCTACATCATCACCCTGCACCCAGAGAAAGAGCAGGAGTTGAGAGATAGGTTTAAGGAGTTTGGGATGAACAGTCCTGTAACTATATTCCATGGTACCAACGGACATACGGGTGAGAACATGCCAGATCACTATGAGGTTTGTAATCACTGGAAAATAGAAGGACACAGCAACGACTGGTGGAACAGGAATGTAATGCCAGGAGAAGCAGGCACATCACTAAGCCACTGGAGGTTATGGAATCACGCATACGATAAAGGGTATGAGAAGATTCTAATATTAGAAGACGACTTCGAGGTAATCGCTAAGTTTGACCCTAAACTATTAGAGACAGATTACGATTGGTCTTTGTTTTATCTGTCCTGTAATTTCATTGAAGAACCAGAAGAACTATCTGAGTATCACGTTAAACCAAAACTTACATACTGCACTCACTCGTACATACTTACAAGGGAGGGCTGTAAACTGTTGATTGACCAAAACTTTAATCACTACATATTTGCTATAGACGAATTCGTTAGTGCTACATTCTGTGAGCACCCACGTGGTGACCTTGGCTATATAACCAGAGACACAAGGGCCATAGCATTGAAAAAGAACCACCACATGTTTAGACAGAAAGACCAGCCAACTACAGGCCACAAGGTGTATGATTACACTAAAGACTTTTTACGCAATATTCCATACGATGAATTCGTAGAGAGGTTTGTTACATACAGCGCTAAACTAAAAGCGTTTGATTTGATAGTAGATGAACCAATTCCAGATGTGTTTACATTCCCGCTATTTACCGAGGAGTTCTGTGAGCGTGTAATCAAAGAGGCAAATGAATCAAACAAGTGGACGAAAGACAGACACGATTACTATCCAGCCACGGATATGCTTATAAAAGAAGTAGGGCTACAGTGGTACTACGATAGAATACTCAAGCAATATGTATACCCTGCTGCGATACACCTGTGGCAACTTACAGGAAAGGGATGGGACGTAATGGAAACAGAAACCTTCATTATTAAATATGAAGAGTCTGTACAGGGTCACCTGGGTCTGCATCACGATCATGCGGACATCTCTTGTGTGCTTGCGCTAAACGAAGGATACGAAGGAGGGGGCACCTACTTTAGCAGGCAGAAGGAATTACATAAAGGAAAGACTGGACACATATCTATACATCCATCTCAAGTAACACACATGCATGGCGCCCGACCAGTGTCCAAGGGTGAGCGCTATGTGACAGTATCATTTTGTAGAAAACCCAAACAATGAATTTAACACCTTACTTTAATCAAGACACATCTCGCCACATGGCGGGCTGGTACTACTTTGAGGAGGCTTTCTCAGAAGAGGAAGTGAACCTTATACTGGGTATCGCGGACTCTTTTCCTTTTGTTGCTGCACGCATACACTCACAGGAAGATGGATCTGCTATTAGTGAATACAGAAAGTCAAACATCAAATGGCTTTCCGCTACAGATGACGCAAACAACTCTATATACAAGACGCACTGGTTGTACGACAGACTAATGGAATACATAGCCATTGCAAATCAAGAGATGTGGGGATTTGAACTACACGGCTTAACAGATAGTATACAATACACCGAGTACGACGGAAGCGAGGAAGGTCATTACGATTGGCACATAGACCTTGGGGATGATGAACTATCCTTGCGTAAGATTTCCCTGGTTGTTCAAATGAGTGACCCCGAAGATTATGAAGGCGGTAGTCTTGAGTTGAATACAGGAGGTCCTATTGTCGAGCCCACAAAAACAAAAGGGTCTGTGATAATCTTCCCATCCTATTTACTACACAGGGTAACACCTGTTACCAGCGGACTACGTAAGAGCCTGGTGCTCTGGGCCGGCGGCTCAAGCCTCAAGTAAAGTTCTTATATTTGCTGTATGGCAGAGAGTAAGTATTCAAATTTTCTAAAGCGTCACGGGTTGAAGGGATTCAACAAGCCGAAGCGCACACCAGATCACCCGAAGAAGTCACACGTAGTGGCCGCTAAAGAAGGTGACAAAGTGAAACTAATCCGCTTTGGAGAGCAGGGTGCAGACACTGTAACAGAGTCTAATCCTACTGGTGCTCGTGCGAAGAAGCGTGCGTCATTCAAGGCACGCCACGCTAAGAACATCAAGAAAGGAAAGATGTCTGCTGCTTACTGGGCCGATAAAGTAAAGTGGTAATGGCAAAGAAGTATCGCTCTAAGGTAAACGAAGCAGGCAACTACACGAAACCAGGAATGCGCAAGCGTCTGTTTGAGAAAATCAAAGCAGGAAGCAAGGGTGGTAATGCTGGTCAGTGGTCTGCACGTAAAGCCCAGATGCTTGCAAAAGCGTACAAGGCCGCAGGTGGTGGATACAAAAACTAATGGCGCTCAAGAAATCACAGGAGTCACTAAAGAAGTGGACCAAGCAAAAGTGGAGAACCTCAGACGGAAGCAAGTCAGAGGGAAAGAAGCGCTACCTACCAGACGCTGCATGGAAAGCATTGTCTCCTTCTGAGAAGGCTGCTACAAACAGAGCCAAAGCAGAAGGCAACAAGAAGGGCAAGCAGTTCGTTGCTCAACCAGATAAGATAAAGAAGAAAGTGAAGAAGTACAGGAAGTGATTCACTTGTAAAACAATAATCCGTATTGCGTAGATTTGCAATACAAATCGTTTAGATATGAATAAGAAACTACAGTCAATGTACAATAGCGGCGGTCTCCTCAAGGCCCTCTTGAAGGATCCTGCTCAAGCAAAAATGGCCATGGAGATGCTTGGGAAACAAGCAAAGGCAGCCGAAGGCATGGCTGTAAATAAATCAAAACTCGGAATGCCAGGAACAGCGGTCCCGGGTGCTAAGAACACTTATGCGGGCGGCGGTGTCGCTAAGACGTATCGTGCGGGCGGTACGGCTATGTACGCAAACGGTGGGCAAAACGGTCCAGGCCGAAAACGCCGTGGAAAAAAAGAACAGGAAAGACGGAGAACAGCGAAGGACGCTTGGCAAGAAGCAGGCTATGATCGAGAGCCAGTAAACTGGGACAGAACAACCGAGAGCACAAGAGAAGCGGTTTACCCGAAATCCTATGAAGGCTTTGAACCTATGATGGCAGGCACACAAAAGAGAGGCGATGTGTTTGATGTAAATACTTTTAATGCCGATCCTAATACTGCCCAGCAAATAGCAAGAGAAGTTCGTAGTCAGATGGGGAGTTACGATACCGGCGTACAAACTAAGCGTGGAGGATTACCTGCAGGTGTAGGTAGATACCAAGCCGTAATCCCTTCTGTTGATGATATTGTACAGGCGCTACAGACGACCAAAAGAATAGATTTAACTAATCAAAGTACTGGCGGGCAACCTATTACTGCTATGGAATATATACAATCGGGTATGCAAGACTACGCCGGCCCAGACTTCCATACTGAAGACATGGTGCCTGGTCGCGGAATGTTTGATGCAATCCTTTCGGAGGCTATGGGTCTTGCTCAAAACAGATTTAATACAGAATTGGACGACGCTCGTGGCGCAAAAAGAGGCGGCGGCGGCGGCCGAGATGTTCGAGGCGGAGAAACTAAAGAGGAGTACGCCGAAAGAGCAGATCGCGCATTCTATAAGCCAGAAATGAGAGAGTACAATCTTCTTGATAAATATGGTGATAGATTGTATGAGTCATCATATTTCGGTGACGAAGGCTACGATCAAGCACAAGGGCAGGCTCAAGCGGATATTAGAAACGCTGTTATCGACATGCTGAACGAGGCGGCTGGTTCAAATATCTACGACCAATATCGAGGTCAAACGAATAAGTTCTTATAACAAAAAGAAAGGGAGGCATCAGCCTCCCTTCTTTATTTAGTTGCGTTTCTTATACGCTTCTGCTTCCTCTCCATTATTGCCTTGAACTGTTCGGAGTATTCATAATCATTACTATACACATGATTAGCATAAGGATATGATATCCCGATTTTTGGGAGTTTATTACCTATTGGAGACCCGTATACAGTTCCCGGCCTCCAGGTGTCTCCTCCCCAGTCGTGATAGAATGTGTACAATCTTCCTTGGAACATACCAAGTCCCATTGGAGACATGCCTTCTGTAAATTCAAAAAAGTCTCCATCACCTACATCACCGTCTTTTAATAAGTAAAATGTAGTGTCGCCCTGCGTTATTGTGGGCCACTTGCTTTGTGCTTTTGCTACTACCCCAGACAGGAGTAATAGGCTTAAAATGAAATGTTTCATAGTAAATCGGTTAAATGTTTCACTGCCCTAAACGTAGTAATTCTTTTTTAATTTTGCAACAATCAGTTAAATTTTTTTGAAATGAACAATGTAGAATCAAGTATGGAACAAGCAATCCAGGACGCTGGGTTTAGTATCTCAGATACCCCACCCACGCAGGATGCACAACCAACACAAGAGGCACAACCAGTGCAACAAGCACCAGTAGAACCTCAACAAACTACAGCGCCAGAACCGAGCGCACCAGTTGAGCAACAACCAGTTCAACAACAAGAGGTTCAACAAGAAGCCGCTCCTGTACAACAGGATGTACAAAACGTACAGGATTATGTACAGCCCAGTGTACAACAGGAGCAAAGTTCTTTACAAGATGAAACCCAATCGGGATTAGAGGATTTCTTCCAGGCCTTAAGTGAAGTAGCGGAAGGACCTACTGAGCAATCCACTGAGACCGATACTATAACTGCGCAAGACGTTGACCCACGGATTCAAGTCATTGCTGATTTTGTCGCTAAGACAGGACGTTCACCGGAAGATTGGTTCCGCTATCAGTCATTAGATCCGTCTGAAATGGACGATCGTACTGCAATGCGTGTACACATGGCGAGTGAATACCCATCATTAGGCAACGATGAGATTGATTTACTTATCAACTCTAAGTACCGAACTGATGACTCCATCTATAGCGATGAAGAAGTTAGACTTGCAAACCTTCAGTTAAAGATTGACGCAGAGAAGGCAAGACAAAGTATTGGTGAACTTCGTAATGATTACACCACTCCTATTGTTCAGTCTTCAACCCAAGCCGAGGAGGAACCAAATCCTTTCGACGATACTTGGATGCAATCGAACTCACGTTCACTTGGAGAGTTAGGCGAAATTGCCTTCGACTTACCTAACGGACGCTCGTTCAACTTTGGTGTATCACAGGATTATCGAAATGACTTGGCGCAATCCAACAGCGACATGACTTCGTTCTTTGATAGATACGTAGACAACCAGGGAGAATGGGACCACGACCTCTGGAATATGCACAGAACTGTGACGGATAATCTACCGAACATTCTTCAGAGCATTTACCAGCAGGGCCTTAGCGATGGACAACGTACCATCGTAGAGCGTGCAGCAAACATTGACCCTCAGAGTCCACAGTCTAACACTCAACCAAGTCAGCAGGATTCAATAACGCAACAAGTACTTGATGCGTTAGGACGTCCACAAATGTTTTTAAAATAACTGCTATAAAAATTATTAGACATGGCAACATCTTCAGCACCTCCGGTGTACAATGACAGCAAGGATGCTGTCTTTCGTCGGTTAGACCCGACTAAGTATACGTCATTGGCAGATTTCATTGATGAAATCAACAAGCCAGACAATCGTGACCAATTGGTCAAAACATACGGCTACCAGCAAATCTCTGGTGGTCTAACGGGGTTCCTAAACCTTACAGGCGCCGTACGCGCAAGCGGTACCGCCGATGAGGTTCAATACTGGGAAGAAACTCGTTTGCACGCTTATGCTACAGTATCATTGGCAGCGACAGCAGCAACTACTGCTACTACGTTGACACTAACTAAAGCAACAAGCGACGCTTCTGTATTGCGTTTGAACGACGTAGTACTATGGGGCGGTAATGTTCGTGGTATTGTAACTGCAATCTCTCCAACAGGTGAAGTTGCACACAACGCTACTGCTTCTTACACTGTTGAAATCTTGAACGGCAACATCGGTGCTACTGCAGCGACTGGTGCTTACAACCTTCCTGTAATTGGTAACTTGTTCGCTCAAGGATCTGACCAGAACAGCGGTTACTTGGAATCAAACGTAATTAAGCGCACCAATGCTTACAGCATCATCAAAGAGGTGTTCAAGGTTACAGGTTCTCAAGCAACTAACATTGGTTGGGTTAATGTAGGTAACGGTGACTACCGTTGGTACGTGAAAGGTGAGATGGACACTCGTGCTCGTTTCTTAGACAAGCGTGAGATGATGTTATTGTTGGGACAGACTATCGGTAACGGTATCACAACCACTAACATCGGTGGCCTACCAACAGCAGGTGAAGGTTACTTCGCTGCTATCGAAAATCGTGGTATCGTTCAGTCTGGTGAAATCAATGACTTCACTGAAATGGACATCTTGATTGAAGAACTCGACAAGCAAGGTGCTGCTCCAGAATACGCAATGTACGTGAACACTTCTCAAGCATTAGCAATTGACGACATGGTTGCGTCATTGAACGGTGCTGCAGGTTTCGCTGACGTGACTTCTGGTATCAGTGCATTCGGTGGTCGTGGTTCTGAACTCGGCTTCGATTCATTCAAGCGTGGTGGTTACACATTCCACAAGCACTCTTGGAAATTGTTGAACGACCCAACATTGTTGAGTGGTTCTGACTACTTGGGTGCGATGATTCCGTTGACTACTGTAGTTGATCCTAAGACCGGCAACCGTGCCGCTGCTTTGGAGTTGAACTACAAAGACACTAACGGATACTCTCGTGAAATGGAGCACTGGATGACAGGTTCTATCTTAGGTGTGAACAACACTAACACGGATAGCCTACAGTTCAACTACCGTTCTGAGTGTGCATTGGTTACTCGTGCTGCTAACCAGCACATCCTAATCAAGTCATAACAGACATATCCTACGGAGGGGGGCGTTGCCCCTCTCCTTTTTTAATTATTTAATTCTATTCAAATGGCAACAGAAGCAAAGGCTGCACCCGCAGCAAAAAAGACTGCACCTAAAAAAGGGTACAGTGTGATTCAGAAAAAGAGCGAGGCCCCTAATCAGAAGGTATATGAGGTTCCTTTTGGAGGCGGCATTGTATTCAAACTAAAATCAGAAACGACAGTATACGACGCAGGAACCAACAAGGTTCGTGCTATCCGTTATTGTCCAGGAGAACCAAGCATTTTTAAAGACGAGCAAAGCACCAACGCACGTAGGTCGCACGTGATATTCAGAAATGGATTGCTTGCAGTTCCACAGAACAAACCAAATCTTGCCCAGTTCTTGGACATTCATCCAGACAACACAGCCAACGGAGGCAATAAGTTTAAGTTGGTTGACAAGAGCGTAGACTCAGAGCAAGAAGTGGAAAACGAATTCTTGACACACGATGCTGTTGCATTAGTGCGTACTAAGGACTCTGATGAAATCCTCGCTGTAGCCGTGGCGCTCGGCATCAACATTGAGCAGAAGATGATTGAGATTCGTCGTGAGTTGTTGCGTGAGGCTAAGGCTAATCCAAAAGAGTTTATCGGTATGTTTGATGACCCACGAGTAAAGACTCGTTCAGCGGTCATTCAAGCGATGGACTTCCAAATTTTAGCAGGCAAACCAGATGGAGTATACTGGTTCGACAGCGGACGACTAATCATATCAGTTCCTGCAGGCCAGGACCCTACTGATATCATGGTACGATTCTGTCTAACAGAGAAGGGCGCAAGTGTTTATGAAGAAATCGTTTCACGATTAGAAAAACTTTCGTAGATTTGCTCTATCTCGTTTCATAGGCATAGTAATGAGAGTCGGTTAAACAAGGAAGAGGGCCCCGTAAGGCCCTCTTTTTTATTCGTATATTTGCTGTAAAGCCTAAGCGTTATGGCAAGTGTAGAGAGAGTATATAAAGCAGTAAAAGATATAGCGAATAAAGACCAGCGTGGATTCGTCACGCCGGCTATATTCAACAAGTTCGCTGGCGTTGCACAGATGAACATATTCAATCGTTTGTTTGATGACATGACGATTGCTAACCGTTTGCGTAGATCACAGTTTGATGGCTCTCGTCAGTATGCTCGTGCTAAGCAAATTGAAGAAGACTTATCTACGCTCAAGAAGAAAGTAGAACTCACCTTGACCTCTGGCGTGGTGGATAAGCCAAGCGACTTTGCTCGCACCATATCAATCAGCACAATAGGAAAAAAGATTCTTGGTGTACAGAAGCAGGCCATCGTGCAACTTGTGTACAACGAAGACCATATAGACAGAATACTCAACAGCGATTTATCAGCACCGTCTGACGACGCTCCTGTTGCACTAATAGGAAACCAGATAGAGGTATTCCCTAACGTGAACACAAGCATCGCTAAAATCAATCTGAGATACTACAAATTACCTCAAGGTATTACACCAAACACAGGAGCAAAGACATCTGCGTCTCCATCTTTTGGTTACACATCATCTGTTGCGGGTGTAGAAATCTACAACGCCGCAAACAGTGTAGACTTTGAATTGCCAGAACAATACTTCACAGACCTCGTAGCAGAAATCTGCGCACTCGCAGGAGTCAACATGCGTGATAATGATGTATACCAATATGGCGCAACCGAAACCACTAAAGACGAAAGTAGATAATGAGCCAGGCATACGTTACAGTAGATAAAGTAATTAACGATTACGTGATGAGCATTGATTCGGACGACTACGGGTCGAACGCATCAGACTACATGCTACGTCAGTACGCTTTACGAGGAATTCGTGAGTTCGGATTTGATATGGTACACAATGTCAAGACCACACTACTTGACGTAAACCAATCTCTTGGCACTGTAGATTTGCCTGCTGATTTCGTTGATATGATTAAGTTAGGCCAACTTGGCAACGACGGATTGGTGTATGTGTTTGCAGAAAACCCAAACATGAACCTTCTTCCAGATCAACCAGCAGATGCTATACCAGACTATCTCCTTGGATTTGACTCGTATGTGTTTAGAAATTTCATATACGAGAACACGATGGGACGCTTGTACGGACTCGGAGGAGGACAAGGTGCGGGAGAATATAGAATCAACTGGGACGAATGTCGTATTGAGATATCTATGTTATCAGATACCACCCAGGTTGTTCTTGAGTACATCTCTGATGCTGCTAAGTCTGATAACCCATGCATCCCTGTGTACGCAGAGGAAGCGCTACGTGCGTACATGTACTACAAGACAATCATGCGCAAGGCCAGTGTGCCAATGGGTGAGAAACAGCGCGCACGTGCAGAATACTATAATGAGAGACGCTTAGCGAATGCAAGACTCAAGTCGTTCAACAAGTTTGATGCAATGAGCACAAGCCGAAGAAACTTCAAACTAAGCCCTAAAGCATAATAGATGGCTTCAATAGATAAATTACTTCCCCGCTCTCTAAACCAAGACGACGATGAGCGTTTGGTTACTTCTACGCAGATGACAGATGCGCAGAATGTTCGTGTGTCTATTGACGCCAACGAAGATGCATTGGTATTGAAGAACTCATGGGGAAACGTACAGCGTTCAGCAACTATAGAGAATGGCTCAATGCCTGCTGGACAGAACTACTGTATAGGCGGTGTTGGTGATGACGCAGCCGCACAGGTATATTACTTTGTATGGAACAGCGCAAACAACCATACTATATTTCGATACGATCAGAACTCTAAGAAAACCTACATCGTATACCAAGACGAAGTACTAAACTTTGGTAAGGAAGGATTCGTGTACGCCAACATTGTTAAGTTGTCTAACGGGAATATCCTTTTATACTTTAACGACGGTGTAAACGAGCCCAAGAAGATTAACGCTACTCGAGCAGAGCAGAGCATCTCTGGAGCGGGCGGCTATCCTAATACCTTTACAGGAGGCACCATACAACAGCGTACAAACTACATTACCGTTGCAAAGCAGCCGCCTCAGTCTGCTCCTACAATAACTTTTTCAAGAAACAACTCGTATCCACAAAACGACGTCTTTGAAAAGAACTTCCAGTTTGCTTATCAGTACGAATACTACGACGGAGAACAGAGCGCATTGAGCCCGTACTCTGAGTTGAGTATATCTAAGTCTCAACTAAAGGATGGGTTCATCACCTATGGTCAAAGAAACTACTATAATCAAATCAACATCAGTGTACAGAACTCTGAACTTGATGTAGAGAAAATTAATATATACGGACGCATTGGAGATAAGGACGCTGCATTCTTTTTAATAGACACCATAGACAACAATCACGGATCTGGGAACCAGGTAGTTGCATTTAGAAATGACTCAAACTACACTGGGCTTTCCGCTACGATACAGGATAAGTTCTATGACAATGTTCCACAGGTTGCAGACAGTCAAGCGGTCTCTCAAGGTCGATTATTTTACGGGGGGTACACTGAGGGTTATGACAACATAGGGAACTTAGACGTCACAGCGCTACCGAATTACCACGCTAAGCCCAACACGTATGAAGTTGTTATAACCAAGTATGATGATGAAAGCAATATCGACAACCAAATTAAGTTAGACTTTAGTGGTTTCCCGGCCACCATTACCGAAGACTCGAAGGTACTATTGTCGTTCTCTTGGAACGATGGTCCTATTAAGATTACAAACAAACAAGGCAATAACGGTGACTACAATTTTACTGGTATAGACCCAGATATTTTTCCATCATCTACCTTTCCAGAGGAGTTGAAATCACTTTCTGGTATTAGATGGAAGAACAATGGAAGCATTAAGCAGGCGGGCGTGAACCTTGAGGGCGGATTCCTAAATAGCCCTCCTGTCATTCAGTTTACCGCACAGAAAGGCACCTCGGATAGCACGACCAAAAGTATTGCTATCCGAAAAATCGTAGGAGGAATCAAGGTAATCAGCAGTGGACTACAGGTGCGTAAAATAATAGACATTTCAGCCAGTCCAACCAGCCCAGTTACTCTAACTGCTCTTAAAAATATTGTCAGAGGCCAATTAGAAGGGCTATACCCTATTCAATACAGCCCACAAAACGGAGAGGCAGGATTCAGTAATCTAATTACCGGTGGCCAAACACCATTTACAGGAGAGAGCGCTGCGTTTAAGGGCAGTGGTAACGCACGTATTAAAAGGGTAGCGGTCGGGTCAGACTTTGATAGATACAGCGTTGGTATAAACCAAGTTACCTTTAAGTTTGACAAGATAGTTTTTGGAACCAGAGAGGCTGAAATCCTTAACGGAGATGAGACCGTTTCTCAGTTCGATATACTTGAAGACAATATTGACGGATACAACAATAACCTTGAAACTGTAGGAGGCGTCATAAACCTCGAGGGTAATGTGGTTCTCATTCTCGATTCCCAGACAAAAAGAGCGCCAGTAATCAAAAGGATTGGTGCCTTTGTTAATCAAGGGGGCTCGTTCATGATTTCTAATGACGACATGGATGGGAACAGGTGTTTTAAATCTGGAGCAAGCCACGAGTTTGGATTACTGTATTATGACGACAAAGGAAGACCGGGCGGTGTACAGCCTATTCCACAAGACGTGTTTGTCATACACACTAACAACAGGGGGGCAGTAAACGATGACTTCGATGCAACTCCAATGGATGTAAGGAGCGGCCTTGATGGGTATGCGGATATCGTTATGCGCATTCGACACAAGGCTCCAGCATGGGCGGAGCGATTCAGTATCGTCTATGCAGGACAAGGTTCTATAACCAACAAGATTCAGTACAGTATTGGAGGTGCTTATGTGGCGCTCAACGATGACGCTGTGGGGTCTTTTGGGGCCTCTAAGAACATATACCTATCCCTCGGTACATTGCAGAGTAGAAACAATTCGTACGACAATCAGTTAGGTGCGATGATTAACTATGGTTTTGCCGAAGGGGATAGGCTAAGGATAGTTAGGTATGGTGACGACACGAAAGAAACTGCAACATGGCGTGTATCTAAAATGGTTACACTCATCGCAGACCCTTTGACTAATCCGCTTTTAGACCGTAGTTCAAAAGCCTCTATACAAAACACCACGGGAGACTTCCTTGTAATAGAAGACACTAATGTTCCGTACTGGAACACGAATAGTATATTGAAAGGCATATCCAATTGGAATGACAAGTGTGTTATTGAGATATACCGTGAGTCTGGTGCATTCGAGGAGACGTTCTACTATGAAATAGGCGAGAACTTCTCTGTTGACTCTAACCGTGTGCACCAAACACAGCGACCAGGTACCTCTATAACAATAAAGGTTAGTTCCCAAACTGGTGACTCAGTTGTAGCGGAGGTAAACAAAAAAGTATACAAAGGTGATAGAATAAAAACCGCTGGAGGAGACGAGATATTGGTAGGTAATGTTATCCCTAACGATGATGCTACATACCCATACTTGTTTTACGGAGAGGCTCAAGACAACACCACGTGGGTTCCTACGAACACATACAGTATGACGGTCACGAATCCAGAATCTGTGATTCAATTTGACCAAGGTGATTCTTACTTTAGATTACGCACACTATTCTACGCCAGCGCACCAACCAAGGCGGATGTGTGGCGCAACATGTCTGCTGCGTATTCACAGAATGCAATCGTAGACTTTATTGAAGATCCAAGGGTCAGCGACTTTTTTACTTCTGGATACACATCTCTTGGTAAGAGTTGGGCGTATTTGCCAGACATTACAAGAATTAAGAGATATGGTTCGATTACCTATTCGGAATCATTCTCCTTTGAGAACACCAGATTAGGGCTATCTTCTTTCAATCTGACCCAGCAAAACTTTAAAGACTTATCGTATGACTACGGGTCTATAAAGTCGCTTGTTCCGTACGATGAATACCTATATATTATTCATGAACGCAGAGCGGGGATTGTACCTGTAAGTAGAAACATACTAACAGCGAATGACGGGGAGTCTTTGACGGCTACCAATATGGTTCTTGGGCCGGTTAAGTATTACACAGGGGAGTACGGCTGTAACAACAATCCAGAATCTGTAGCCTGGTATCGTGGATACGTATTCTTCGTAGATGCTAAGGCGGGTAAGGTAATTAGGCTTTACTATCAAACGGGCCTTGATGTGATTAGTGAGCAACTAATGGATGCATTCTTTAAGCAGTTCATGTTCTCATCGTCCGTCACAGCAAAGAACCGGTTGTACCGAGCAGGACTTGATAGGGAGAACTACGAATATATTATTAGTTCACCGTCCTTGTACACCAGTACACTTACAATTAATGACAGTTGTAGTGGCGCTGATGCTACGGGTATCGCAAGAACAAACGAAGATGGGACTATTATAAATGTTGACGCTGTTTACGACAACTCATTGACGTTTGACTGGAACACAGATGCAAGAAACGCAGAGTGCTCTGAAGATGATTGGGACGATTCTGGTAAGGGCCTAATGCTAATTGACCAATTAACCAACAATCCAATTGTCGGATTAGCCGAAGACCTTTCCCCAACAGTAACAGGAATTTTGCAGACAATACCTATTGTTATGACTTCGTCTGCATACCAGTCATTCCATACAGCAACATACAACCAACTCACACAAGAGGTAACACCAGATCCAGATGGTCAGTCGGTATTTACTATTACTGGCACAGACTCTACACTTGGGTCGTTTACTATAGCGTATGACGTAAAGTCTAATTACTGGAGCACACGTTACTCATACATAGCGGAGGAACTTATAGGGTTGTCAGATAGATTATATACTTTCTATCGTGGCCACATATACGAGCACAGCCCAGATGCGACACGCAACACCTTCTACGGAACAACGGGAGATACTATTGTAGAGTGTATATCTAACTTCAATCCATCTATGGTGAAGGTGTACGAATCTATGAGCCTTGAGGGTAATAATAATAACTGGACAGTAACACTAACCAACAGTGATCAAACAAGCACCATCGCAACCTCGATATGGCAGGAGAAGGAGAACTTTTATTATGCCCCAATTCACCAAGACTCAAGCAACAACATCGACTATACTGCAACTGCCAATGTTAGTTCCCTTAGCGGAACGTCTGAGGTATTCGGAGTCGGAACAGTTGCATCCATAGCGACGGATAAGATTACATTCAAGAACGCTATCAATAGCATAGGCTTTCCTGTAGGTAACACAACAGCGTTGTTTAAGGTAAGTGGTGCCAATTTGGTGCCGTTAAACTTATATGCTGTATCTGTTAGCGGTGAAAAAGAACTTGAATGTCATGCCACGGTAAGTGGTTTGGTTGCTGATGACGAGGTAGTTTTGATTGCTAACTCCGCTATAGAAGGAGACGCAATTAGAGACTACTACTTAAAGGCAAGACTTGTAAACCCCACAACCTCAGCACACGAGTTGTATGCTGTAAACTTTATATACGCTAAGAGCAACCTGCACAACCAGCAGGGACAATAGGATAAATAGTATTTTTGTAATATGAAACACGGTAAGAAATTTTTTGTAGGCGGCTTATTGAATTTAGGAGCAGGTCTCGGCACTGCTGCGTATGGTGCTTATCAAGAGAACCAGGCCAAGAAGAAAATGGCCCAAGCAGATGCCCTTGCTGAGGGTCCAATCAGATCACAAGCAGCAAGACAAAGAATTGCCCAACAGGAAAGCGATGCGCAGTCTGCAATTGATTCTACCCTACGTGCCCAAGCAACAGCGGCCGAGCAAATCGCCCAACAAGGTGGCTCAAGAGGATTGGTATCAGCAACACCAGGGCTCATCAGAGCGACAGACTTAGCGTCACAAAATGCAATAGACCAATTCGGTCAGAGAAATGCAGCCATTAGACGAGCAGAGGAATCAGCCGCTCTTGGAACACAGCGTGCTGATGCAACCGCCAACATGGACAGGCTCGCACGTGCTGCAGATGCTGCCAGAAAAACCACAATGGCTGGTATAGGTCAATCATTAGCGGGTGTTGCAGAGATTGCTGGTGATTATGTCAATAAAAAGCAAGACAAAACCGGTGGTAGTGAGATAGACTTTGAGGCGAAGGTTGAAATGCCAGACCCAGGCGGTGGCAGGTCTACCCTTATGGATGACAGCACTGTTGTTGTTGATTATGATGGGGATGCAACTCCATTTAAAACAGATGGCTCTATAGTAGAAAACAAATTAAACGCTGCGTCCGATCAGGCGCTACGTCCAAGGGACCAAATGATTTTCTTTGAAGACGAATTAAATCGTCCACAATCAGCACTTTCTCCATCAGAGCAGGCAGCCGTAGACGCATATGAAAATGCAAACAGGTCTATTGTTGCGACAGGATATGCACGAGGCGGCGAGGTTGAGGAACCAGTAGATAAAACACCAGGAGAGTTTGACCATGACGACAACCCTATCGACATCATGCAAGAGGGTGCTAAGATTGGTGAGATGACAGGTGGTGAGTACATATTTAACCCAGAGCAAGCGGCGGAGATGCGCAAACTTTCTGAAGAAGGTGACAGCGAACTACATCAATTCATTCGTAACTTACTTAGCAAAGAACAATTTCAATAATGGCTGATACATCTACATTTATGCCAGTAGGCGAATTGCCAGTGATTGACTATGGTGCGGTATATAGAAACGCCAAGGCTCGCCGGGAATTAGAAGAAGAAAAGAAATTAGCATACCTCAACCAGTTCCAACAGGAGCGTGGTGCTTTCACCCCTGGTCTACAAGACCAACTACAAATGGAGTGGGATGCCATAGAGCAAGACCTGGATCAGGGAGACATGTCTTTTGAAGCCAAGGCCCATAGACAGAAACTGTACAACACATACAAGCAACACGCAGCAGATGCATTGACATACGCTGAGACAATAAATGGTTTGGAAGCATCCGTTCTTGCTGACCCAACTCAGTATAATGACCCTGCTGCTATCATGCAGCAATTACAACAAGCCAGAACTATTCCTGTAGACATGAATATGATTGGCAATGCAACCAGTCAACTCCCTCGACTTGGAGAGTTCAGACGATTTGCGCTCCCAGAGATTGCGCCAAATGCAGCAGCGGGTATGATTTTAAACAATCTCAAAGCATCTGGTGGTTTCCAAAACTTCTACGACATGGCTGGTAAGGGTGCAT